ACTGCTATTAATAAAAATCCTAATATAGATAAATTTATCATTTTAATTGGTGGTAAAGAAAGAGATGGTGTTACACCTGAAGAATCTATTTTAATTTGGGATATCTACAAACAATATCTACCAATTAATGTTGAAGTAAAATTAAGTTCAAAACCACCTATTCAAGCAGTTTATAATTATGCTAAAGAACACCCAGATGAAGATGTAATATTTGTAATTGGAGCCAGAGAAGGTAATGAAAATGATTTTGCTGATATAGCTAAAAGAACTAAATCAGTAGATAGTTATCCTAATTTAAGAGTTGAAACAGTAGTAACACAAGGTGGAGCATCAGGTACAGCAGCTAGAAATGCTGCAAAAGTATCAGTAGAAAAATTAAGACCATTACTTCCTAAACAATTAAAAGATGAAGAAGTAGAAGAAATTTATGGTTATTTAGTTGATATAGTTCAAGAAGGTAGAAAAAAGAAAAAAGACCCTAAAAAAGGCACAGGTAAAAAACCTGAAGGATCAAAACGTAGGTTATACACAGATGAGGATCCTAAAGATACAGTTGGTATTAAATTTAGTACTAGACAAGATATAGTAGATACATTAAGTAAAAAGTCATTTAAAGCTAAATCACATGCTCGTCAATCTCAGATTATAAATTTAATACATCAAAGAGTAAGGGCAGCATTAGGTAGAACTAAAGACCCAGCTAAGAAAAAGAAATTACAATCTGGTTTTAAGTATATAAAGAAACGTAAAGAAGCATCTAAAGCTAAAACTCAACGTTTAAAAAAACAAAAATTAAACGAAGTATTAGATCCTGTTAATTTTGATTTTAAACCATTAATAATGTCATTAACTAAAAGTATGGAACAAGATGGGTTAAAATTAAAACCATACCCTAAAGTAAAATTTATCCATACTGATTTCGAAAACTCAGATAATTTTTTCGGTAAAACAGCGTATTATGACCCAAACAATAATGAAGTTGTATTATATACGTTAGGAAGACATCCCAAGGATATATTACGTTCATATGCGCATGAATTAGTGCATGTTCACCAAAACCATGAAGACAGATTAGGTGGCATTGATACTGATGATGTTAATGAAGATGATTATTTAGAACAAATAGAAAGAGAAGCATACGAAGAAGGTAATATTAAATTTAGAAGTTGGACTAATAGATTAACTAACCAGAAAGACCCATTTGGGTTAAATGCTTATGCTCGTGAATTAGCCCAATTAAATGAAGATGAAGGTGAATATTACATTTATTTAGACATGGATGGAGTAGTAGCTGATTTTGATAAACGATTTGAAGACTTATCAGGTATGATGCCCCAAGAATATGTTAATAAAAATGGATTAAATGCTTTTTGGGATTTAATTGATGAAAAACATAAAGTAGCATTTTGGAGAGGTATTGAATTAATGCCTGGAGCAGAAAAATTAGTTAGTTATGTATCTCAACACCCATTTGAAATGTTAACTGCACCTTCAATAAAAAAACAAAGTATTATTGGAAAAGGCTTGTGGATTAAAGATAAAGTCGGTACATTATATTCAACTAAGCCGAAAGTAACATACAGATCGGCTAAACAAAAACATACAGTTAAACCAAATTTAACAAAATTTGATATTTTAATTGATGATAAAGGTAGTACAATTGATAATTGGAATGCAGCAGGAGGAACAGCTATATTATATCAAAGTGCTGACCAGGTTATTAATGATTTAAAAAAATTAGGTTTATGAGTCACCTTAAAAAGGAATTTAAGAAAAAAGACGTAGAAAGAATCCGTAATCTCGTTAAAGGTCATGCAGGTAAACGTACAGGAGAAGGAGTTGGTTACACTAAACCAGAAATATTTCATGAAGAAGGAGACATTTGGGAAGCAAATGGTCGTACTTGGACTATTAAAAATGGAATAAAACAAAACATTACTAAGTTAGACAAGGCAAAGAAAGAATATAATATGCCTTTATTTTGTCCTAAATGTAAAAAGATTATGAAACACCATTTAGAACCATCATTTTATAAAATTCACAAAACATGCCGTAGGTGTGTTATGCTGAAGGAAGAAGAAATGAAGAAGAATGGTACTTATGATGATTATGTCAAAACTATTCATAATGATGAAATTGATAATAAAATTCAAGAATACAAAGATTTTGTAATAGATAAACTAGCTGAATCAAATCAGGGCTTAGTTTCTGAAGCGGGTGATGTAGAAAAGTGGGATGGTAAATTAAATAAAGAAAAAGTTGATTTACATACAGCTGAAGTAGTTAAATACTTAGAATCGCTTAAGAAATAATTCCATAATATTTATAATAAATTAAATGTCATGAAAGATAATTTTGACTTACATTCTTGGAAATATAACCAACTAACGGAAGAAATCCGTAAGGAAATTGAATCGTATATAGATGGTATAATCCCATTAATTAAAAAAATTGATGTTGGGTATACTGATTATGGTTCACTTTATAAAATAAAAGTCTTAGATGATAAGGGAGATGAATTGACTGTTAAAGATGATGATGATTTTAGAGGTTATAGAAGATTTGACAGTGATGATATTAAGTATGTTGCTAAAAAATTAGGCATACAAGTTGACTCTAGATTTGGGGGAAGAAGTTATGATTACACTTATTATAATGATCTAGAACCTGTATTTGATAATATAGGAATTGAATTAGATCATGATGATTCAATGGACGTAAGCTAATGGATAAAATTAAAAAATTAGTAAAAGAAAAGCTTTGTAAAAAAGGCGAAGCTTATAGAAAAAGAAGAATGGCTGCAGGTGAAAAATCATCTGCTTACCTATCAGGCCGTGCTGTTAAAGTTTGTAAAGGTCAAATGAGTGGTAAGAAAAAGAAAAAAACAAACGAAGCTGAAGAACCTAATAATAAGGTAGAAGGTGCAGCTTTAATTTTACCTAGAGGTAAAGAAGTAATCTTACAAGCTGAAGAGCAAGATTATAAAAGAGGATTACTTGTAACACTAACAGAAGATGGTGGTTACAAAATAAAATATTGGTATGGTGATGATGTTAAAGTTTACCCTGCAGAAGTAGTAGTTGACGGTGTTTCAATAAAACCAGATGCAGAAGAAGTAGATATACTGTTCCACCCAGAATTAAAAGAAAATGTAACAGAAGCGTTTGATGAATTAGATGACGGTTTTGATAAAGAATTAGAGTTTGTAATTAAAGGAGGAATCAAATTACACCCATCAAGACTTAAAGATGTAGTTTATTATATTCATAATAATTGGATGGCAGGTAACTATGGTGACGATTATGCAATTGGAAGAATAAGTAAATTTCTTAACCCTATTAATGAAAATGTAGCACCTAATCATAAAGGTAAATCTGCACCTTATGGGTCTGGATATAAAGAATTAGACGTAGATAAAATAGCGGAATCATTACGCGATTGGTTCAAAAAAGAAAATTGGGTAAGAATAAATACATCAGGTAATATATCTGGTGATTGTGGTACAATGAAAAAAGGAAAAGCTACCACAAGATGTCTACCTAAGAAAAAAGCACAATCTTTAACTAAAGCACAGCGTAAAGCTACAGTTGCTAAAAAAGTTAGAGGGAGTAAAAAAGGAAAGCAATTTGTGAAAAACACAAAAAAAGCTGAATTTAGTAAATAACCATTAATTAAATAAAAAAAAAATGAAAAAAACAATTTTAGTATTATTATTATCTTTATTCGTTGTTGCATGTGGTGATAGCAAAAAGGTAGAAAAAGTAGAAAAAGTTGGATCAGATCCAGTAACAGTACAATTAACAGTTGTAAATCAAACTGGAAAACCATTACCAACTCATGCTACATGGGGTGTAGACGCAAAAGATGTAAAATATACAATTCCAGTAGGTGAAACTTATGTAATGAAATCTAATACTCACTCTAGTGCGGGTACAGTATTTATTATTCAACCAGCTGCTCCTGAAAATAAAGCAGGAACAGGTGTTTGTGATCCTGCTACCGCAGATGCTCAACAAACTTATGGTTATTGGAGTGGAGCTGCTCATATTACTTGTGATTTTGATTGCAATAAAAGTAACCCAACACCAGAAACTCATTTTCCTGGACAGCATTGGCAATTTAAAATGGATTTTGAAAACAAAGGTAACCCAATGACTGAAAAAGTAACTTTTTCAATTGCTGAACAGTGTGATAATTAATATTAATGAATAGGGAACCAGAAAAATTAGGAAGATTTTTAGGAGCGATGATAGTAATAGCTTTATGCTTATTACTATCGTCTTGTTCCACTTATAGATTATCAACCTTAAATCATGATCCTATTTATGATACGGTTTTAGAAGTACCAACTGATGTAAAAATAGATACATTAAGCTTTAGTCAATTAAGGTGGAAATTAAGAACTGATTTTCGATTTAGATATAATTTTGCTACATATGCAATGAACCAACCTTATAGTTGGTATATGTCTAATTATCGTTATAGTTACTGGCGTCCATATAATTCATTTGATGTCTATTGGAATAGACATTCATTTTGGAATGATTGGGCATTTAGTTATCCATATAATAACTGGAATAGTTGGAATAGACCTTATTGGGGATGGAATAATTCTTGGTGGAATGGATATAATAGTTGGTATGACGGACCTTTTCACAATCCAGGATATAATGTAGCTTGGAATTCAAGTAGAAATAATAATGTTGCTTATATTAATGGTAGAAGAGGTTCTAATAATGTAGTTAATAGAACTAATAGTAATATAGAAAATAGAGTTATTGTTAATAGAAATAGACAAAGAATTAATGTTAATCAAAATAACATTGACGAAATAGTAATAAATTTACGAGAAAATATAAATAACAAACCTATTAGAGTTTATAATAATCCTAATAACGTTCCTAACAATAATAATAGTAAACCAAGAGTTTATGTTAGACCCAATAATAATAGCAATAATAACAATTCCTCTCGTATTTATACAAGACCGCCCGTGAATAACTCAAGTACAACTACAAGATCGTCAAGTAGTAGTACTAGAAGTAGTAGTGTTTCACGAGGGGGTAATTCTAACAAAAGAAATTAATATTTATAAATAAAAATATACATAATGGACAACTTCGATTTTAAAAAATATGTAACAGAAGGACGTATTCACCAAGACGTGAACGTTATATCTGAAGACAAAAAGCAAGGATACGACGATAGAGAAGACGAATCTCTAGGTGCTCGTAAAGGTGCTGAAAAAGGAAAAAAGCAATCTATGAAAGACCGTAGAGATGATTCTTACGGTAAATTCGGTAAAAGAGATGCTGAAGCTAAAGGTAAGAAAAAAGGACCTGGCAAAAACAAAGTAAATAAAGAATCAGTAGAAATTGATGAAGATTTCGATAGTCTAGTTGATAAAATCATGGACGATGGAAAATCTAGAGAAGATGCTGAAAAAATAGCAGGTGCTGTAAATCGTGACTATGTAGGTAACTACAAACAAGAAGAAGGTAAAAAGCCTATGTACGATGAAGACGACAATGATGCAATGAAAGAAGATGCTAGAACTGATGCTGAACAAGAAGGATACAAAGATGGATTTGATGACGCTAAAGACGATATAGAAAACGCTCTTAAAAAAATGAAAGTATCTGAATTAAAAGCTAAAATCAGAGAAACTATATTAGCTGAATTATCAGAAGGTGATGGTGGATTTAAAGCTGATGATGCTGGTTCACAATACCATGCTGGATTATATTCTGAAGCAGAAGAAGATGTAGATGTTGATATCGAAGATAAAGAAGAAGTAGATGTTGACGTTGATGTTGAAGATGAAGTATCTGTTGATGCAGAAGGAGATGATATCGAAATAGTTAAACCAGCAGTTAAAGCTAAAGTAGAAGTTGGTCTATCACCAGAAGAAGAAATAGTACAAGATTCTTTAAAAGCTGCAATGGATGCTGCAGACGCTTTAGGAAATGATAAATTAGCTGATCAGATAGGAAATACAATTACATTCTTTACTAGAGAATATGTAGTTGGGAGAAATTCTGATTAATAAATGCTTACCGAACGCAAACTTACGGAACGCGAACTAGAATCCCGTGAAGTTGTCCTTCGAGGTTTATTGCAAAATAAACAGAATCTAGTTAAGAAGTATGGTAAGGATGCGGAAAAGGTAATGTATGGTATTGCAACTAAAAAGGCTAAAACTAAAGTAGAAAGCATGAATAAAGATAAAATCAAAGAACTTATTGTAAAAGCTTTAACCAATGAAGAAGCTGTTACATCTGTCAAAGATGTAATTGATCCTGCTGACTATGGTCTCATAGGAGCAGGTTATTTAGCTGGATTTGATAGAGAGCACACCCTAGACTTAGATCAATTAGAAACATTAGGACGTAAAATTGTAAAACAATTATATAAAGGCGACTTTAAAGCTGCTAAAGCTAAATTTGTTAAAGAAGCTAACGATCCATCAGGAGCAGATCTTGAAGGAGACCCAGATGAAAAAGTAATGGGTGAAAACGCTTCTCAAGATGATGCTGTTATGGAACTTCGAAACATAATTGATGATTTAGAAGATAAAGCTGAAGAAGCAAGAGAAATAGTTAGACAATATTTTCCAAATGAATTATCTAGATTAGATGGATATGGTGTATTTAATGTTGCTTACTCAGGTAATAGATACGATGTTACATTAGGTAAGTTTGTTGATGGATTAGAAGATGGTATCAATGAAGTTAATGAAGACAATAATATAGAATTAAAAGGTCAAGAAATGGTTGATTATATCATGAAAAGATTTAATTGGTCAGAAGAAAAAACATTAAACTATCTCGCAGCTAATTTTGGTAAAAATAAGCAAGATGATGGACCCAAAGAAAAAGATCCAAGATATATAGACTATTTAAGAAGAAGTGGTAGAGATGAATATGCAGATGAATTAGAAAGAAAACTTAAAGAAGTAGGCAATATCAATAGAAAAGGAGAAGAAATACCTGATAATGATAAAGAAGCATTTAAGAAAAGACCATCAGTTGGTTTAGGTGCTTTATTAAAAAAAGAAGGATCTGTAATTAGAAAAAAATTAGGTAAAGCTCCTAAAGCAGGTAAAGTAACATCTAAACAAAAAATGAAACTACCATCTGGTATGGTTAGTTATATGGATTTTACAGAATCAATATATGAAAAACTTACTAAAAAAAATGATGTAGGTGATTTTGTTGATGATTTTAAAAAATCGGATGCAAAACAATTTAAAGGAAAATCTGCTAAAAAGAAAAAAGAAATGGCTGTAGCAGCTTATTTATCAAAACAAAATGACTAATGACAGCAGCCGAACTAAGAGAAAAAATCAGAGCCTTAGCACTACAAGTCGTAGGTGAAAAATCTAAAGCCGATCAGGCTGCAGTAGCTTACGATGAGCTAACAAAATTCCCTGAACTTAAAGATCAAATAGTTGCTTTATTAACTCATGAATTTGATTCCTTTTTAGAAGGGATCGATTGGGTTTCCCCACGTCCATCAACATTTAGAATTAATTTACTAAATGGACAAAACTTTATGCTTGCATATACTCCACGTAGTTGGGTAGCACAAGTAGAAGGTAAGAAGTATTATCTATTAAATTTAGACGAAGAAGAGTTTGCTGCCTTAGCTATTGCTCGTATATTACAGTATGGTCCAGAAAGTGGAGCAGACGTAGACGCAAGTGAAACCGATTCAGCACCTGAAGTCGAAGACGAAGTAGATGTTGATGTAGACGTAGAAGCATAATGAATATATTTGATAAATTTTTTACTAAATATTCTTATAAATTTCCAAAAGGATATCCAGATATGGATAATCCTAATGATATTACTTTACTTGAATCATTAATAAGTGATTTAACTGAAGAAAAATTTAAATTAAAAGTTATGACAGAACAAACAGACGCTGAAGAAGGTCTTGAAATATTAAAATCAAAATTAGACTTACCAGACGACAAATACTTAAGAAAAAGTGGTGTAGAATATAGAGTATTAGTACCACGAAATCAAAGATCAGAATATATTAATAAAATGGATGCCATTGAAGGATTTGAATACGATGGGTCAATGTCAGGTTCTTCTATTGGGGGTGTAAGATATAAAGGTGCTAGATTTTTAATCAAACCAGAAGGATTACAAGGTAGAAATGCACCTGGTTTAGATAATGAAGATATATTAGTTAATAATATAAAAAAATATTTAGATGAAGGAGCTGAAAATGTAATTTTTAAAGGTGAAAATAAAAATTATGTTTGTAAAGATGTAGTTGGTGTTAGAGATGTAGGATTAGATGTAGCGGGAGGTAAAAAAGCTGATATAGTTATAGATGGTAAAAATGAAAATTACCCAATATCAGTTAAAAAATTAAATGCTGGTTTTTGGGAAAGTGCAGATAGAAGATATAAATCTGTACTTATGAATTTATTAGATAAAATAAATGATGGAGAAGTACCACCACTTGGATTAAGACCATATCTTGATGTACAAGGTAATGAGAAAAAAGGTATTTTCGTTATGTATGATACGAACACAGATAAGAAAATATCAGGTGTAATCGTCACTGATTTACCAGATAAAGAAGAAAATTCAATTATCTTTGGTTCAGATGATGCTGTTGTAATATATGGTACTTATACTGATAATAGCTTTAAATTAGAAGGTAAAGACCTAATAGTAACAGTAGGTAAAATACTTACAGATATGGGTGATGTAGAAGAATATAACTTAGAACCTGTATTAAATATTAGACATGATTCTACTAGACAAGGACAAAGAGGTTTAAGATCTATAGTAGAACCAGAAATTTTAGTATATAAAGGTGGTGATAAACCAACAGGAAATAGAATTGAAGTATCGTATAACGAATTAATAGGATAATTATGTGTCAAAAATGTGGATGTAATAAATGTGAAACAGTAAGAGGACCACTCTTAACTGAAGGTAAAGTTAAAAAACTTATATCTGAAAATTTATCTTACCATATTGATAATAATATATCATTAATGGAAAATGTATTCAGAATTGGTTCTGATGCTCATTTATCTATGATTAAAGAAGCTAGAAAATTATATTCTAGAGGTGTACTTGATTTATGTGAAGAAGATGAAGGTTTAATGGAAACACATTTAGGTGAATTTGATTTATATGAAAATGAAATTGTACCATTAGATTTACCTATGATTGAATTAAATGAAAGAATTGATTTTGATGAGGTTTTAACATTAAGAGGTATAAAAGCTGAATTAGAAGATGAAATTGCTCAATTATATAGAGATATGGAGCAAGAAGCAGAACCAGAAGGTGGGGAAATTGCAGATAGATATGGTAATGAATTAAATAAATTAGAAGATCGTTTATATAAAGTCACAAAGCAAATCAATGACTATGATATGAATGAAGATGTATCAGATAAAAACTTTGCTAAAGGTATTGAAGTTATAAAACAAACATTATCTAAAGAAGGTGGAGCAGCTGGTTTAGAACCATTAGTTAAAGAATTAATTAAATTAGGATTTAAAAAAGATGAAGTAGTTGCTCTTCTTAAAAATATGACTAGTGTTAAAAAACATAGAGATGGTGATTATATTTTATTACCATTAGAAGAAGCTTATAGTGGTTTTTTAAGAAACCCAGAGGACCCAGATTCCGAAAAATTTGAACCAATAAAATCAGTATCTGAATTTACAGAAGATTTAAGAGCATTATTTGGTAAATTTAAAGGTGATTTAAGAAATCCTGAATTTATAAAAGGAGTAGCTCAAGTAATGGTTAGTTGGAAATCACTTTTAAGAAGTCAATTAGACGAAGCTAAAAAGAAAAAGAAAAAAGAAAAAAAGGATCCACCAATTGGCAAACCTAAAAGAGGTGGCTCTAAAGCATATTACGTTTATGTAAGAGATCCTAAAACTAAAAAAATCAAAAAAGTATCATTTGGATCAGGTGGTTTAAGAGCTAAAATTAGAAACTCTAAAGCAAGAAATGCATTTGCTAAAAGACATAGATGTAAAGAAAAAACTGATAGAACAAAACCAGGATACTGGTCTTGTAGATTACCAAGATATGCTAGCCAGCTAGGTTTAGGTGCTAACATGAATACTTTTTGGTAGAATGAATCCATACGAAAATAAAGGTAATATTAGAACGTTTTCAAAAGATGTAAACCCAGAAGAATTGGTTTGGCATCAAGATAGAGAAGATAGAATGATTGAAGTTTTAGAAGGAGAAGGGTGGAGTATTCAAAAAGATAATATGTTACCTCGTGTGATTAAACCAGGAGATCGTATATTTATAGCCGAAGAAGAGGTACATAGAGTACATAAAGGTACTACTGATTTAAAAATAAAAATAAATTAAAATGAAATGTAATTGTAAAATATGCGGATGTGGAGTATCATGTAACTGTACATGCTGTCATTGTTAAACATACAGACTGATTCATAGCCAGTCGTTAAGAGAAGAAATTATAAGAGATCTGTGGCCTCCATTTGGAGACCACATTTTTTTTTCGTATATTGTAACATAAATTTAATTCTAGAATGGGCAAAAACATAGTAATAATAGGAGCAGGAGTGGCAGGAGTAAACGCAGCTACAAAATTGGTTGATAATGACTTTGATGGTCAAATAACAATTATCGATATGGGTAAAGACCCATATTTAAGACCATATGAAGAGGTAATGACTGGTTATTTAGGAGCAGGTGGTTGGTCAGATGGTAAATTAACATATTCTACTCAAATTGGTGGACAATTATCTAAATATGTAGGTGATGAAAAGGCAATGGAGTTAATGAAACAAGTAGTAGATAATTTTACTAGATTTCACCCACACCCAGAGCAAATTATATTATCATCACCTGATGAAGAACCAGAATTTATTAAACCATACTTTGGTTTAAGGTTATTTCCATGTTGGCACATTGGTACTGATTATTTACACGAAATTGGTAAAAGTTGGTATGACTATTTAGTTAGTAAAGGTGTAGTATTTCACTGGGAAACTAAGGTTAGTGATATTAATTTTGAAGATACATTAATTAGTGCTAAAAACGATTTAGGTGAATTATGGTTAAACTATGATAAATTAATATTTGGTGTAGGTAAATCAGGAATTGATTTTACCTCTGAAATAATGAAAAAATATGATTTACCAACTGAAGAAAAACCAGCTCAAGTAGGTGTTAGATTTGAAGCGCCACAAAAACACTTCCAAAAGTTAATTGATATTGCTTATGATTTTAAGCTGTATAGAAAGATGGATAATGTTAGTTTAAGATCGTTCTGTACAAATAATAATGCAGCATATGTAGCAGTTGAAGAAACATATGGTGATCACAGTTATAATGGTCACGCTAAAAAAGATGAATCATTTAGAAATAATATGACTAACTTTGGTATTCTAATGGAAGTCAGAGGTATTGAACAACCCTTTAAATGGGCAAGAGAATTAGTAGGTAAAGTACAAGAAAATAGTACAGGTTTATTTTATAGTCCAACAAGAGAACCATCTACAACATCAGAAGGCATAGATGTATCAGCTACTAAAATTAAAGATTTAAATGTAGTTAAAGATGCATTTCAAGGATATTACAAATACATTGAGGATTTTATCAATGACATGAAGTTAGTATTTCCTACGTTAAAAGACGATTGGGGAATCTATGTACCTGAGGTTAAATATCTGGCTCCTGAGCCACTGGTTAATTATAGTGATCTTTCGTTAACCAAATACCCAAATGTTCACTTTGTAGGAGATGCCCTTTCTGCAAGAGGTATTTCGGTATCAGGGGCTCATGGTACACTAGTTGCTGAAAGTATTTTGGAAAATTAATAAAAATTACGTATATTGAAGTATGGAAAATAAATATAAAGAATGGCCTAGAAGTCAAAAATTAAAAAAAGCTGATGGAACAATCGCTTACATTTGGGATAATAAATTACATAATTGGGAGGGACCAGCATTAATACCAGAAGGCAACGAGAAAAAAGGTGAATACCATTTATATGGAATACAGTATAGTAAAGAAGAGTGGAAAGAAGCAATCAGGCAACAAACAGGATTACCTTGGTACAAAAAACCAGCACCAAAAGGTATGACACATAGAAATTAATATGAAAATAGGATTATGTGGCACAATGAGTGTCGGCAAAACAACATTAGTAAAAGCACTACAGGAATTACCTGAATTTAAGGATTATAATTTTGCTACTGAACGTAGTAAATATTTAAATGATTTAGGTATTCCATTAAATACAGATTCTACATTAAAAGGACAAACAGTATTTTTAGCTGAACGTTGTGCTGAATTAATGCATGATGATATTATAACAGATAGAACCATAATTGATGTTATGTCATTTACTCAAAATGCTAAATCAATCCCATATCAGGATAAAGATAAATTTATTGAATATGCAAAAGAATTTATTAGAGAATATGATTATATATTTTACATATCTCCTGATGGTTTAGATATAGAAGATAATGGGGTACGTGAAACAGATGAACATTATAGAGATGTTATTGATTTTACTATTACAAGTTTTATTAAAAAATATGCATATATGATGAAAAATATTGAAACGATTAAAGGTTCTACAGAAGAGCGAATTGAACAAATATTAAAGTTTACTAATCTTTAACATATTTATAATAAAAATATACTGTAATGAAAAAATCCGAATTAAAATCATATATTAAGGAAAATATTAGGTTAACTCTTAGTGAAGAAATAGACAACCCAGAATATTATTTTAAATATTTAACTAAATTAAGAGACTCAGGTGTAACTAATATGTTTGGTGCTGCTCCATATTTAATGGCTGAATTTGGTTTAGATAAAAGAACAGCAAGAGAAATATTAGCTAAATGGATGAAATCATTTTCAGAAAATGTAAGTGAAGCATCTCCTGAAGATGTTAAAGCTCAACAAGATCTAAATAAAGAATTAGAAAAAACTGTACAGTTAAAAAAAGATGCTGGTATAGATGAAGATGTAGATGATGATGATGTAGATGCTAAAGCAATTAAAGTAGCTAAAGGTGCTAGAGGTAAATTTAAAAAATTAGATTTAGCAGTTAAAGCTTTAAAAAATATAGAAACTGAAATGAAATCATTAGCTAGAAAATATAGTGCTGCTGATGAAACAGAAAAAGAAAAAATTAAAAGTATTTTAAGAGTTAAAACACCAAAGAAAAAAGAATTAGAATCATTAGTTGCAAAATTAGAAAAAGATGCTATCTAAAGAAAGAGTAATTGCCTATAGTATAATCGTTATTTTATTAAGTACATTAATTTATTTTGTATTTTTAGGTGATGAAGAGTATGTTGAAGATTACAATTCTAAAATAGAAGCATTAGAAGCAAAAGTTGATTCTTTACATCATATAAATGATGATTTAGTATATAAAATAGATACATTAAATCAAGAAATTGTAAAATTAGATTCAGAGATTGAATCACAAGATAAAAAGATTGTCACTTTAAAATATAAAGTAAATGAAAAAGTTAATTCCGTTGATAATTTTAATGATGATGAGCTTCTCAAGTTTTTCACAGACCGATACAAAAAGATCGATTCGACTGAAAGTACCAATAGCGAAGCTCGTAATTAAAGACTTAGTAATAGGGGACGGAGCGAAAGAAGAGTTAAGTTTATTAAGTAATAAATTAAATTTATTAGAAAATAAAATTGTTTTAAAAGATAGTATTATTACTAATCTAAATAAAAGTGTTATGAATTTTGAAAGTATTTTAATTACAAAATCAGACCAATTAGCTATGTCACAAGAGCTATCTTTAAAACTACAGACTGATTTGAAAAAACAAAAAGCAAGAACAAAATTGTTCCAATTAGGTTCGGGTGCGTTAGTAGTTGGAGGATTAGTATTGTTATTAGCTAAATAATATGGCTGGAGATTTAAAAAAAGTAATAAGGCAAGAATATCTAAAATGTGCAAAAGATCCTGTACATTTTATGAGAAAATACTGTTATATCCAACACCCACAAAGAGGTAGAATTCAATTTAATTTATTTCCATTTCAAGAAAAAGTATTAAAATTACTTAGAGATAATCCCTATAGCATTATCTTAAAATCAAGACAGTTAGGTATATCCACTTTATCAGCAGGGTTATCCTTATGGTTAATGACATTTCATAAAGATAAAAATATTCTTTGTATTGCAACTAAGCAAGAAACAGCTAAAAATATGGTTACAAAGGTAAAATTCATGTATGAAAATTTACCTTCATGGCTTAAAGTAGACGCAGCAGAAAATAATAAATTAAATCTACGACTAAAAAATGGATCCCAAATTAAAGCAACATCAGCTTCAAGTGATGCAGGTAGATCAGAAGCAGTATCTTTACTACTAATTGATGAGGCAGCTTTTATTGATAATATTGGAGAAATTTGGGCTTCAGCTCAACAAACACTAGCAACTGGTGGTGGTTGTATTGCTTTATCTACTCCTTATGGTACAGGTAATTGGTTTCATCAAACATGGACTAGAGCAGAAGCAGGTGAAAACGATTTTGTTCCAATTAAATTACCTTGGTTTGTACATCCAGAAAGGGATGAAGCATGGAGAAAAAGACAAGATGAATTATTAGGTGATCCTAGAATGGCAGCACAAGAGTGTGATTGTGA